TCGTCATAGTTGAGTCTGAATATGTCACATTGTAAGCCTGGAATCCTCGCGCACCATTGAGGCAGGGCAAGCTTAACCGCTGCTGTCTTTCCCCCTCTTGCCTGATATGGTGATTGCTCAAGGTAGGTACATTAAAACCTTATGGCCTGACCGCATACCGCCTATCGAATTAGAAGACGATGTTGTTTATCAATGTTCGCCTGTTTCATGGGAGTTTAAACAAAAATGAAAGCACTTTGGAGATCGACCGACACAAAACGCCGTGAAGTACAGGCAGATATAAGAATACTCAAAGCAGCCTATCAGGAAGTGCAGTGTAATTCTGAGTTGTTCAGACTCAGGCAAGCGATCTTTAGGCTAGAGCATAAGCTTACTGAAATTTCAGCAGCTCACGAGAGGTCTGTCTATAAGAGCGCAGAGAACGATAGAGCACAGGCAAGGAAACAGGCTAAGAGGGAAATGCACTAATGCCGACAATAGATAACATGACTTCCTTGATCCCTGAATTGTCTCTCTGCTATGCAGTTTTAGAGAGGGCGGTTCTAGATGCCAGCGGTAATGTAACGTGCGGCTATAGGCGAGATAAGCAAGTAAGAGCACAGGCGCTTCAGTGGATTCTAGACGGTAGTACTCATGCTTGGGGCTTTGTCTGGATCTGCGATCATCTTGATGTTTGTTCAAAATCAGCACGAAGAAACATCCTTAAAATCATAACATTAGGAGACGCTGGCAAGAAAACACAGCTTACTTCTTACGGCTTCAACAGAAGGGCGTTTGTTGATCTTCCTAGCGTGGGAGACTGGAACCTCTATTATATAGATAGTTGCGATGGCTTAGAACAGATCGACCTCTATCGCAAGTTAATAAAATCAATAACATAGGTATTACTAGATATGGTTTTTAAGAAGGGCCAAATTGCCAACCCAAAAGGCCGCAGAGCAGAAACAGCAAAGGTACATAAACATATTAAAGAGCTTCTAATGCACCTATCTCCCAGAGTCGCAGAAGAGCTTGAAGAGATGCTAGACAACCCAATCTTCAAAGAGTTTGCAATCAAGACAATCTTAGAGCGCGTCTATGGCAAACCACCACAAGAGATTGACCTAGCCGGGAAAGACGGCGGGCCGATTCAAGCAATAATCGAAATTGTTAATGCGAGAAAGTAGGATACAGCTCCCAAAGTTCCACCCTAAGCAGGAACTAATGTTTCTCTCTAAAGCTACTTGGCAGCTCTATGGAGGGGCTACAAGAGGGGGAAAGACAGCAGCGGTTAAGCTTGCCCTGCCTCAATGGTGCGCGAGGATTCCAGGCTTACAATGTGACATATTCAGACTCAACTATGACGATGTGATCGGTAACTTCATGGACGGGAATTTCTCTTTCCCATATCTCCTTAACCAATGGATTAAAGACGGTTTAGTTTCAGTCACAAAAACAGAAGTCAGATTTTGGAATGGTTCACTAATCAGCCTAGAACATTGCAGTTCAGATAACGCTATGGGCAAGCATCAGGGCATTGAGAAGCATGTAAGAGTGTTTGATGAGGCTGGGCAGATACCAGAGCGGCGTATGAAGTGGCTGTCTGGCTGGGTAACAATGTCAGAGGACATGCTGGCTAAAGTTCCAGACGAATGGAAAGGGCAGTTCCCTAAAATCATCATGCTATCAAATCCAATCGGGCCGAGTGCTGGCTGGCTTAGGCGTGATTTTGTTAAGGCTAGACCCAAAGAAGCTATCGAGAAGATCGGAGCCTTTAAGCTTCAGTACATACCGGCCTTAGTCGAAGACAATCCTTCAGTAGACGCTCAAACTACCAGATCCAGAATAGCGGAGGCGACAGACTCAGCCATAGCAGACGCGCTTCTTAATGAGAATTGGGACGCTAATGTAGGCGATTTCATAAAGGAATATAACGAAGATATACACGTTACTCCAGACTTTATACCGCCTAACTACTGGCTAAAATGGAGGGCATTCGATTGGGGTAAAGCTGAACCGTTTTCTGTTTTATGGCTAACAGTCTCAGACGGTGAAGAGTTTATAGACAGGCAAGGCAGGAAACGATGGTTCAGGCGCGGTTGCGTTATTGTCTATCGTGAATGGCATGGATGCGACCCAGACAGCCCGGCCATTGGCTCAGGCTTAACCAATATTGAGATCTGTAAAGGCATAGTTGATCGGACTACAGAGATAACTTCAGGAATCACAGTAACCGATTCTCTACCTTTCCAGCGCAGAGATGATGAGTTGATGGCCGATGTTTATGCAAAAAACGGCGTACCACTAACCAAGGGCAACACTGATAGAGTTATTGGTTGGGCAAGAATCAAAGATTACCTAAAAGGGATTGATGGAATCCCGATGTTGATGATTTGCGAGAGTTGCAGATATTTGCGCGATTATCTCCCAGCGCTCCAGAGACATGCAACTAAAATGGAAGATGCAGTTGAACATGGTGAAGCTACTCACAGCACAGACACTTTGAGAGTTGGCCTAGCAACCAGACCGAGCATCAAGACCAAGCCACAAACAGCGAATTTAGTTGCGACAGCTAAGCCATCGTCTACAATTTCAATATCACCAGTAAACATTTTACAGCAGCTTAAAAAACAAAATCGTAATGTTGGAAGAAGATAACAGCGCACCAGTCGAGAAAGAGAGCGCTAAGGCGAAGATCGGCTATTGGTGTAAATGGATAAAAGCCAGCAAAAAGGCCGCAGATAGGCACTTTCAAGACTCTAAAGCCGCTTATGATGAATATGAGTATGAGCGCACAGCCCAGACGAAAAACTCTGACGCACCAGCCCCATGTTACCCTGCTTACTTCTCAAGAGTTGAGCTTCTTAGACCTGCATATTACTCCAAGACCCCAAAGCTAACCGCAAGGCGCAAGTTTGACATAGCCGATGCGCCAATGATGCTAGGCGCTCAGATGGCCGAGAGAATCGGTGAATATCTTCTAGAATCAGGCAATTTTGACACCACCATGTATTCCATAGTCGATGACTTTATCCACGCTGATAAAGCTACAGGGCAGGTGATATATGAAGCTGATAAGAATCCTAAGAAAGAGCGCCGCGAGTTATCGCAAGAGGGCGAGCAATATCTGGAAAACGGCCAAGTGTATGAGGGCGAAGTATACCAGGATGATTCGGGTCTTTATTACGAGGCAGAGTCATTTGATCTAAGCAATAAGCGCATATATGCCAAGGCTTGCTCGTTTGACGAGGTTCTACATACTCCAGAGGCAAAAAGCCCAGAAGAAATAAAGGAAATGGCCTATTTCTTCTCAATTCCTAAAGAGGAAGCTGAGGAAAGATTTGGCGATAAGCTAGAGAATTATCAGTGGAAAGTCGGCAAGAGCTACCAAGAGCATGACAAAAAGCCGCAAGAGGGCGAAGAGATCGGGAAGTTCTTAGAAGGCTGGGAATGTTATTGCCTTGAATCAAAGAAAATCTATTGGGTATGTGAAGAGATACCAGAGTTTTTAGATGTTCAAGACGATAGTTTAGGGCTTCAAAAGTTCTTCCCTTCGCCTTATTTCATTATCGGCAGCAAGCCCAGAAAATCACTATATCCGACTCCGATCTATACACGTTTGCGCTCAACACTTAACCAGCTACACAGCCAATACAGCCAGACTTTCGGCCTCATTAGTTCAATCCGCCGGCGGGCTTTGATTGATGGCACAATCCCAGAACTACGCTCAGCCTTTGAGGATCTAAATTCAGAAGAGTTTATCACAGTCAAAAACCTTCAAGAGTTGGTTGAAAAGAAAGGGCTTCAGAATCTTATCTGGTATTTACCAGTACAAGAGCTTGTCGCAGCGATTGGCGAGCTCGCTCAGATTGAGGATAGACTTAAGAATCTGGTTGATGAATGGTTCGGTACTCCTGAAATCATGCGAGGCGTTTCAGACCCTACAGAAACCGCAGCAGCTCAGGAAATTAAGACAGGGGCAGCGCATGACAGATTCAAATTCAAAAAGAAGCAAGTCGCTGGCATTGCTAGAGATCTAATCGAGTTGATGTTTGATGCAGCTCTAAAGGTCTATGAAGATCAGGAGATAATGCAGATCGTGGGCTTCCAGTTCATGACTCCAGAGGAACAGCAGATGTTCCCAGAAGCCTTAGCAATCTTAAGGAACGACACTCAGCGCCTAATCAGATTAGACATTGAAACCGACTCAACGAGCTTTGTTGATGAGAGACAGCAGCAAGCGCAGGTTAATGCAGTAGTTCAAACGCTCATAAGTGGGCTAAAAGAAATCAGCTCGATGTTTCAAACAGCTCCAGAGTTTGCGCCTATAGCCATGCAAGCCCTATTAAAGACGCTATCGAGCTTACCGGGCGGGAAAGAGTTTGAGGACGATGTAAGGCAGCAGGTCTATCAAGTTATGCTTGCTAAGCAGCAGCCACAAGGCGAGCCACCTCCAGATCCTAAGCTCCAAATAGCTCAAATCCAGTCACAAACTAGCCAAGCGAATAAGCAAATAGAAGCTCAAGTCTCGATGCAGAAAATGGGCTTAGAATCGCAGAAAATCAGCCAAGACTTCCAGCTTAAAATCACAGAGTTAAATCAAGACATCGAGAAATCAAGAGTCGAGATTAGTCAGAGACAGCAAGAGATTGAACTTAAACGTGAAGAATTGATGCTACTTGCTCAGACAGCCGGAAACGATGCCGTTATTAGACAAGCTGAATTAGAGCTTAATGATAGAATTGCAAGTACAGACGCTTTACTTGAGAAAATGGCACAAGACTTAGACTCTAAGTACCAGATGATGGAAGAGCGCGAAAAGCTAATGACTGAGGACAGATTACAGTTTGAAGCACAACTCAAAGCCATCAGTCCACAAATCACACAACCACAAAGCCCACAATTACCGCCAATCTCAATCAATGTTGATGCAAAGCCACAGCCTAGCACAGCAGACATCTTAAACGGATTTGGTCGAATTGTTGGAGGGCAAAGATTTTAATATAGGAGCTTGAATCATGGGAGATTTTGACAACATAAAAACTAAAACCATGAAGCGAGGCAATCCAAAAGAATCAAGCTGGCCTTCTGATTATGGCGCGGGTGATAGGGGATTCTTCCATCTAGATAAAAACACCAAAGAGCTAAAGCCAGGATTCCCAAGGCGGGAATTTATACCACAGGAAGCCCCCGCCATTACTACCGACGAAATGCCACCGATTGAGTCAATGGCTACTCAAGACAGAGAAATCTTCACCTCAAAAGCTAAGTACAGGAGACACCTAAAAGAACACGGCTTTGTTGAGTCTTACGGCGTGACGGTCAAGCCAGAAAAGCCAGACTTGGAAGCTAAGCGCAGGGAGTTAAGAGACACCATTGAGAAGAGCTATCACGATTTAAAGAACGACAGAATACCACTATCAGAAAAGGAAAAAGAAATATGCAGACAGGAGAACAGGAAGTATCAGGACTGGGTGAAGAGGAACTCACATTAGAGCCGCAGGAAATAGAACAAAATGAGCCAGAGCAAACAGAGCCAGTCAAAGAAAGCCCAAAAGAAACCGTTAGGAAAGAGCTTGAAAAACTCAAGAACGCTGATGGGGATTCAAGTGAGAGCGAAGGCCAAGAGCAAAAAAGAACTTTCTAAAAAACCAGTTGAGCAAAAGCTAGAGCGGGAATCAGACCCGGATCTGCTACCACCGGAGCGCTTGCCAGACTCTCAAAAGGGCGTATTTTCTAAGCTCCCCAAAGGCTTAAAGCGTGAGGCCAATAAGCTTTTTAACAGCTACGAGCGCTCGATGACTCAGTACAATCAGGCATTGGCACAAACTAAAGGCTTGTCTGATGCGATTCAGCCATATATTTCAGAATGGGGGATGAGGGGAGTTTCACCAGCGCAAGGCGTAGCACAACTAGCCGCAGCTCAGGCGAAGCTAACAGATCCAGATCCAGCGGTTAGAGAGCGCACCTTCTTAGCCTTAGCAAAACAGTCTGGAATTGATGTAACTAAGTTTGGATCTGCAGCAGAAACGCCAAAACAAGACAACGCTGAAATTATTTCATTGCGAGAAAAGGTAAGTCAGCTAGAATCATACTTAGGTAGTCAAAAGACTACTCAGGACAGCAACCAGACTCAGGCAATAGTGCAAGAGCTGGAAAGTGTCCGGCAGGAGGTAGATGAGACGAGTGGAGATTACCGGTATCCGGAACTCCACAACGAAGCTTTCCTCCAGCAAACGGTGAAACCGTTAGTTTCTGCCATTAAGGGAACCGTTAGCGGAATCAGTTGGGCCGATGCGTTACGCAAAGCTTACCTGGTTGCCACAGGCCGACAGCCGCTAAACTCTCACAATGGGACACAAACTAGACTTCACGCTGCCGAAATTAAACAACAACCTGCAAGAGTGATTGCACCTGTTTCAGTTCGCGGCAGATCAATTTCAAGCTCATCAATTCCTGATGACATGCCACCACCTGAAGCAATGCGAGATCCAAGGGCAACAACCCGATGGGCACTGGAGCAGCTACGGCGTGGGAGATAAATATTTAAAATGGCAGATGTAGGACTTGGGCAATTAGTCACAACCACAGGACGTGCACGATCTAAGCAGCTTAAAGACGCTGTCAGGGATGCGCATCCTCTTTACGAGGTAATGGAAAAAGAAAAGGGAATTTCCAGAATTGACGGTGGACGTTCCATCGTTGAGGAAGCGAAATCAGCCCAGAACAGCACAGTTAGCTGGGTAGGAGAAGCCGGATCGGTTGCTCTTACAGATGCTAAGGTGCTTGATGCTGCTGAGTTCGATTGGAAATATCAGCTCGGAGCAGTCACTTTTACCTTGGCAGAACAATACAAAAACAGCGGCGGATCGGACACTAAGCTTATCGACCTAGTAGGCGGTAAATTTGAAGTGCTTGAAGATACCATGATGAACTACTTTCACGAAGGTATGTTATCAGCCGGTACAGGTTCAGGCGGTTTGCAGCTTAACGGTATAGCTTCTCTAGTTCCAACAGTTCCAACAACCGGAACAGTCGGCGGAATTGATAGATCAAATGCAAATGCTGCATGGTTTAGAAATCAGAAGTTTGACACAGCTAACGATTGGGCAGACGGCGCAGTTGATGCAGGAAATGCTAAGAGATTCTTGGATAAGTTGATTAATGCAACTACCAGGAATTCCAAGAGCCTAATTTCTTGCTTCTTTGCTGGACAGACTCACTTTGAATACTTCACGCAAGCCGTAAACGCTTTGCAGGTTATTCAGAATGAATCAGACAGCGGCAAAGCTGGATTCCAGAAGATCTTTTACAGAGGACTTCCAATCTATCTTGGCGGCGGCATTAACTATTCTGGTTTGTCAGCAATGACAGCAACTAGAACTTATGGCCTTTGTCTAAAACCCGGCGGCGTTAACTTAACTTTCCACGAGAAAGCAGAGTTTGACATGCTGGAACCAGTCAACAGCTCAGATCAGGCAGCAGTTTCAAGGCTCATGTTTACCATGGCAGCTATGAAAATCGGCGGCTTAGCTAAGTTTAACATTGTTGGTTTTGATTAATAGATTAGGAGAATAGAAAATGAGTAAACAATTATTTGCACCTGATCTGACTAAGATCGACACAGCCGCTAAGTTTAATTTAGGAGACACCTACATTAAGCCAGACGGCAGCACTTACAAATACATGCAAGCAGATGGCGCGGTAGTGGTATTCTGTCGTTCTTTAAATCGTGATAGCTCTTCTCAATGGTGTCTCTTAACTCCCTGCGCTTAGCTTCCAAGTCTGGCTTTTCTGGCTTGACCGTCACGCC